GATGTCATTGCTTGAACAGTTCCAGCAGTTCCCTGACCCTTGATTCCAAAAGCATTATTGCCAACCATATGCTGACCATAACCAGTCTCTACGGCACTCTGAGACGCTCCGAGCTGTGCTATGACTTCAGGATTAGGAAGTCCCTTAGCTTTAGCTGCTGCAAAAACTGAGTTATACATCTTGCTATAGAAGTCGCCCTGACTGCCACTAAATGGAGTGCTCTTTATATTTGTGTCAATTGGAGTCATACCACCCCCTCCACTAGATGGTGTAGTCCCCGGGGATATTCCAGACTGAGGTGTTATACCTCCGCTATTGTTTATTGATGCTGATATTCTACCTAGCCCTGACATTCCACCTGTCGATCCGCCAGAAGAACTACCTGATGTTCCTCCAGAAGTACCACCTACGGGATTATTTAAATTGTCATTTCCTGTATCGAATATGTAAGATTTAGCATTAAACTCTATGTTTCTTGCATTAAATTCTAAGCTTCTAAGCGATAGTGATCCATCAGCCTCGAGTGGTATGATGAGTTCTTTTCCGTGAAGAGTAGCTGTATATCCACTCTCGGGACCATCCGATATACCACCCTCGCGAAAGTATCTATAGTTCTCACCTCCTGGTCCTTCTAGAGGATCATTAGGAACAAAGTCTTCTCTCTTTAAATTCTTTATATCATTTAATTCTTTGCCTAAAGCCTCTGTGTATTTTCTAATATCTTCTTCATCATTACTATCACCGAGGCCTGTCGCTACTAGAGCTTTCTTTATGCTAATTATAATCCAGTTTACCATATCCTCTTCACTAGAGAAGTGATTTACAATCTCCACCGACGTCATAGCGGCTAGTAAACCAGCAATTAGTCCTGCTAAAGCACCGACACCGGCTCCAGCAGCCGCGCCTACTAATGTTCCTATTAAACTATCTACAACTATAGCTACTGTAAACCCAACTGCAGCTAGTCCATACTCTCTAGTAAGTATTGCTATTTTCTTTATAGAATCGTCTTTTAAATTCGGATCTTTATCCGCAGCTAGCGTTGCAATCTCTATTATAGTGACTATCGTGTCTTTTAAAAGTTCATAAGCAGCTACCCACGTTAATACTTTTGCAGTTGCCCCAACGGCTTTTGGGACATACTTATTAAAAACACCAGGTGGCTTTCTAAACTCGGGAGTAGTAACTGGAGCAGCAGTCTTGGGTGGTGGAGGAGGCGCAACTCGTGTCCCGTGCGCATTTACATCTTCACCGGCAGCCAATCTTCTTTTTATAGACGGTCTATCCTCAAGCCCTAAGTCTGCCGCTGTAGCATCAGATATAATATGGCCGCCGCCTCTACCTTTATATTGATCAACCCAACGATCTAATTCTGGATTATATCTAAATCTTCCACTATCATCAGTAATTTCATCAATCTTCTCAACTTGCTTCTCGACCTTAGCTGCATTATCCTTTGTAACCCTCTCGACCTGTGTAGGTTCTCTAGCCTTATTTTTAGCTTCTCTCTCTTTATAAGTTTTTTCGTTCTCTTCTTTTAGGTCTTTTTGTCTCTTTTCATTAGATTTCTTCTCTTCTTCTGCGTTTGTACGCTCTCTCTCACGCTCTTTTTCTCTCTCACGTTCTTTCTCGCGCTCTTTTTCTTCTTCTTTGGCTTTTTCTTCTTCTTTAGCTTTTTCTTTAGCTTTTTCTCTCTCTTTTAACTTATCTCTGAGCTTCGTGCCTAATATATCTAATAGGTTTTTACTATCATTTTCGGCATTATTGATAGAAGTTAAAATATCGACTGCCTGAACTTGCTTATTGACTATTTGTCTAAGAGTCTCATTTACAATTCTAAATGCCCCGACATAGTCCTGAGCATGATCATCCGCTTTTGTAAAAGTTCTCTTATTATCCTGAAATACCTGGTCAAATTTCTCAGTAACAACATTCAGAGACGCGTCTAGTGACGCCATTGACGTACTTACATCTGATAAAGTATCTTCATTAGCAGCAGCCTTAAAATTATCCATGTTATCTTACTTCGTCGTGTCTATTATTATATTTTGGACTTATTGCTGGACCAAACCATACTGGATACATGGCGTGGGCGTCAGGTGGCTCGACTAAACCGACTACATTTGAGTCCCTTAGTTTAGCTGGAGCTCCTGGACCAGTTGGTGTTGATGGAGGAGATGATTTTACAGGAATAGTTGTTTGTGATGGAGCTGAGCTCGGTGTTGTTGAGCCAGACATAGATGTAGCTGTAGCGAGATTAGTACCCTGTGTTATAGTAGGCAATACAAAATTAGGTGTTTGTTGTGACTGAGTCTCTGTTCCGGATCCACCGGTTGAACTAGGAACAAATATATCTCCGGTTCCACCTTCATTTGGTGCAGCAGAGAAGTGCATTGGGTCTTTTACACTTTTCCAATTCATGCCCCAGCCTAAGCCAAAACTCTTTGCTACCATTCCTATTCCTGGAGGAAGAGTAGTCTTTGTCGAGCCATTTGGATTTTCACTTGGATTAATATCTAAAGCTGCTCCATATGCGTGCCAACTAGGTACAGAAGGATTATTAACATTTGGCCTGTTATTGTATCCCCCTAGCACCTTGATATATCCAGGATTTGTGTTATCTAGATAGTCTACAAGGCCTTGGAATCTTTCCTTGTACTTTACCGCGACTTGAGCAGAGGCTCCTCCTTTAGACTTTACAGTGGCAAGTTCAGGTTTAGGTACTGGGAAGAATCCACCCGGTGAATTATAACCACTTTCTGGTGTCGTTCCACTTCCAAAAGAACCAGGCTGTTCCGTATCTTCACCTCCAGATTGTTTAAATAATATTCCATCTGCGTTAAAAGATATTTTCTCGGCATCTATCTTTAAGTCTCTATTTGAACTCTCGGAAGTTGTCTCGAGTTCCTCAAGAGCTGCACTCACGGTATTTACTGGCTTTTTATCATCTACACCCGCCTCAAACGATGGCTTAAGTTGACCTTCTTGGGTAGTATAGTCTGACATTCTCATAGCAAAGCTGCTTACGCCATACTTCTTTCCTATATTACTCTTATAAGAATTTAATATAGTGTCTAGACCTCCAGCCTTTGATTGCTGCTCGGAGTTCATATTGCTATATGTGCTTATAATCTCAGAAGATCCAGACTCAAACTCCCTCGTAGCAGCCATCTGTCTCTGCGCTGTATCATCAGATTGTATAGAGGCAAGCCGTATATTTGTGTCTGCCCTCTCAGCGTCAGATCTTTTTTCTGGAACTTGAGGTGTTGGGATTACTGGAGGTGGTGGCTCTGCTATAGGAGGTGTGATATCAGATGCTGGAGTTATATCATTTGGCTTATTATCACCACTTAACCATTTTTGTATGTATGGAATTGCAGCTACAGCGCCTATACCTAATAATCCACCTATAAATGCGGAAGCCATACTTCCACCAGAAGACGATGATCCAGAAGATGTACCACCTTTACTTAATATTTGTCCAAGTAGACCAAGCATCTTGGTCATTTGATTATTTAATTGAGCTAGTAGATTATTAGTCTCATTTAGCTGCTCTGAGACACCCTGCATACTATTGTCTAGCTTATCGCTAGCTCTATTCGTCTCAGATATATCTGTGTCTAGTTCTTTTAATAGACCTGAAAGTCTAGGGAACATAGTAGCGAATATTTTATTGTTTACTGCCCTAGCCGCCCTACCAAATGCTCCTAGTGCACCTCCTTCCTTTGTTGGAAGAGGTGTTTTAGTATTATCTTGCGATTTCGGCTGCTCTAGTTGTGCAGGCGCCTCTTGTTTCTTAGTGGCTTTGGACTCTTGAGCATCGGCTTGTTGTATAGCTATTTGCTCTTTGATAGTGTCGGCCATTCCACCGCCTATCTTATTATTGAGTTCGTCTACTACGTGACCCTCGTCAGTTATAGAGTACTTTCGTCCTAACCAGTTAATACTATTTGGGTCTTTACTGGCCATTTATCTTTGCCAACTTTTCTTGTCCACGCATGAAGCTTGTGACACCAAGAATTGCGCCAAATGCCAAGTGAATTAATCCACCATTGGATAATGTTAGGCTTTGCCATGGAGCATAGGTAAATTGTACACCTAGGCCCTTAAATATAACAGGTAAGAACATAGTAATTAGTGGGAATCCTATAAAGTCCATGAAGCATATTCCCATATAGAGCCATCCCATTGCTGGGCGCCAATATGCCTTTACCCAATGCTCATCTTGGTTATCTAGTTGTTGCTCTACAATCTCTTTATCAATGGCAGTTTGTGCTAGACCCACAGATGCCTGGGCCTGCGCAGTAGCTTGAACAGAAGCCATTTGAACAGTCTGTTGTGCCATAACTGAAGAGTTTTGGTTATTGTTATTCACATCAATTACTGTAACTGCTGGTGCAGGAGCTGGCGCGGGTGCGGGTGCAACTGGAGCAGGAGCTGGCGCGGGTGCGGGTGCAACTGGAGCAGGATCAGTATTTTGATCATCTGGTTTTGCAAATTTAGCCATTCGCCTGTTTCCTCTGTTCTTCGACATCTTTCAGGTGTCGCATTATCATCTCTACGTAGAGGTCGCGCTCGAATGGTATAAGATTCTCTACTTCATTTATTGAGTATTTATGGTGCTGAGCCAATGAGAATATTGTTGTATAGTAATTCTCTAGATTATTGTGGTTCAGCGCAATGTAAAAAAATCAGATAGTGTCGTTAACTCGATCTCCCTGTCGCTTCCCTTTAAATTCTTATATTTTATAATATAAGACATCTTTGGCTGATTTGACATAAATTCTCTGACCTGCTCGAATGTCTTAACATCTAGATTCTCTAAATATTCACCTATTTCTTTTAATGTATATTGAGAGCAGTCATAGACTTCATCACCCTCATAGATCTTATCAACACATCTTACTATAAGCTGAAAGAATGCCTCATTTCCGGACTCTAGGAATTCCTTATCTTCGTATAGAGTTATCTTTGGATATTTTAACTGTATTCCAGAAGTGCTAGTGATCTTTATAATATTTTTTACATTTTCTGGAAATATAATATTGATTTTTTTCAGGTTAATATCAAAGTCATAGATCTTCTCGTCTTCTTTATCTTTATAAGATACCTTGACGGTATCATTTACTGAGTTAGCGCGTATCTGAATAAACAAATACTCGAGATCAAATAATGATAATATATCGATATCAAAATCATCTAATATGCAGTTATTAACGACCTGTTTTATTGAAAGAAGTATATCACTTTCTTGGTCACTGTCTTTTGCCATTAATAAAATCTTTTCTTCTTTAACAAGAAAAGGCCTAAAGTTTAATTTTTGCTTAGTGCTTGGAACTTCTAGCACAAATTGTGGATAGGATGTTTTTGGTAACATAATATACTCCAGTTAAATATAATTAAAAGTTTGGATCTAGTGTTTGATCTGCAAATCCATAAGAACCGCGTTGGCTATATGCAGTGTTATAACCATAATCTGATGACCCACTAATTAAACTCGTTAATGCACTTCCTACAACATATCCTGCTGATGATGGAGATGAGAATGCTCTTACAAGAGTGTCAAAATTAATACCACCACCTCCACCAGTGATGTCCACTTGATCTACTGACCAATTCTTAAATGTAAATCCAACTGTCACTTTCATCAGTGAGTTATTATTACCCCAGTCCAAGTTAATATCATTTAGACTATTAGGAAATGCGTCATAGAACGTGACTTGCTTTGTTAATAGACCATAGTTATCAAAAACAAATATATCGATGTCACTAACATAATCATCTTTATAGTTTGTCGTATAAGTTGGAACAGAATAGTTTAATAGTGTTCCTGTAAAGTCAACAACTGATGTCATCCAAGCATAGAAATATCTATAGATCGATCCATTAGAATCGGCTAGAAATGTAAAACTAGTGTCTGTAAACTGGGCATTAAAAGGCATCTTTTCATTGACACCTAGGCCATATCTCCTTACATCATTTGTCTGTAATAAAACGCCCGGGAGTCTTGCCTGCTCAGCTCTAAATTGTATAAGTCTCTCAATACCATTAACGTCAATACCTGCACCCCTATTCCATACAGTCTCTCTGATTAATTGAGGCGATGACATGACTATGAAGAACTTATTGTTCTGCAATACTCCATATCTAGCTATATTTGAGTTAAAAGATGATATGTTAAATGCCATTATCTTACCTTACTGAGAGAGTCTTTGTAAATGCTCGCCGCAGTTGATTTCTTAAATCTCTGAAGCGGTAGCATCAGTGCAGTGTCCCAATTCTTAGGCTGCACATATAGGTATTTATTGCCCTGCACGTGATCCCACAAATAATGCTTCAAGCAAGGTGCAAAGTGCTTAAACTTTGATGAGCTCTGTAAGATCTCATAAGATATTCTCAATTTAGTCGAGTCGTCATACTTCTTGTTATTAGCAGTTTGGTATAATGCATCCATTAGCTTTGCCCTCAACATAGGAGGCAAATAGTGAAGGTTAATCCCCAAGAATCCATCCGACTTAAATCCAATTGGAAATACCAATGGAAACGTATCATAGAATGGTAGAGTATCTTTGTGCTTTGGATCATAAAAGAACATATACATCTTACCGATCGACTTAATATCGATCTTATTGACGACATTATCCTTATCGGTCATTAGTCTCTCTGGCTTTACATTACGCGAAGACAGATCGCTCGCCGAGTTCCTGTACCAGTCACGGGCATCCTGAGTCTGATTAGGTGTTATACCGGAGTCAGATCCACCAGCTGCAATTTGTGTGAAATAATTTGCCATCAGAAGTTTATATTTAACTCTCTCTCGGTAAAGATATGGAAGCTCCAGTTTCTGTCCTCACAGAATGCCTTTGCAGCCTCCCACTTAGCATTATTTATTCCCCATGTATAGACCTCGTTTATGTACCTCTTAGTAGCTTTCTTTTGTATAATTGGAGGAACTGTCTGGGATGATGGCTTTATTTCAATTACAGCAATCTCGATCTTTCCATCAGAATTCTTCTTCTTAACATAGAAGTCAGGAAAGTATCTGTGTATACGCCCGTCCACGGGAGACCTATATGGTATACAAAACTCTTCAGAAGACCACTGTATGATATCTTTATGACTATCCAGATACATCATTAGCTTGAGTTCCCAGCTGGATCTATAAATGATGTTAGCCGGGTCACCCTTGTATTTATCGGGATGTTTAGGCTTAAAGTATCCCTTGTGTGTCTTCATAAGATTGACCAATTTGCCTATAAATAAACTATCAAACACTATTTATAAGGTAAAAGTATGTCTATATCAGATATTGCAAAGTTTGGGGGTTATGCTCTCGCGCTAGGTGCTACAGCTTATGGCGCAAAAGATATCATAAGTGCCAAAGCAAACGACCCAAACGCTGTAGTTAATAGGGACATGTTTGCTGGACAAAACTTAACTTTTCCTGAAGATCTAGTAGCAGATGATATAGGTAGAAATTTCTATATAGACATACAATTCCAAAAGTATCAGAGAAGATCTATATTCGATCAGCCTATATTACAGGCACAGGGTGGAATACAACTACCTATACCGAACAACTTAAGAGATCAAACTGGTGCCAATTGGCATCAGTTTAATAATGAAAATAGTCCTGCACTTGGAGCTGGTATAGAGCAGTTTTTAAAGAATAACCCAAACTCAGCGACTAAAGGATACGACACGGGTAATTTTACCGGTGATTTAAAAGCTGTTAGTGCAGCGGTTGCCGCTGGTGCTGCAACTAATGCCACTAAAAATTTATTAGATGGACTAGCACAAGGTGCAACAGCACAAGGTCTACAAACATTTGGTCTTGCGCAGAATCCATTTATGACAATGTTATATCAGAGTCCACAATTTAAGTCACACATATTCGAGTGGACATTAGCACCTAGAAATGAGTCTGAGACAGAGACACTAAAGAATATAATACTGTCGTTTAAGTCACATATGCTACCTAGTTTTGCTCCAGCGAGCGGTGGTATATTACTAACTTATCCTGACATGGCTATAGTGACATTATATCCAACTGGGTATCTATATGATTTTAAGATGTGTGTTGTAAAGGATCTAACTATAAACTTTGCTCCATCGGGACCATCATTTTTTAGAACTATTCCTGCACCGACACAGGTAATCTTAAGTGTTACTCTACAAGAAATTGAGTTCTTCATGAAAGAAGACATACTTGATCCTACAGGAACACAGGGTGGGCTAAGAGGACAGGCAGACTCATTTAGTGCTGGCGGTGGCCCTGGAAGATCCGCTGGACCAGGAGGTCCTGTAATACAACCACCACCAGCTCAAGTTACACCTTTTCCAGATGATTCATCTGCTTTTGACAATTTACTTTCTCCATAATAAAGGCACTCTGCACAATATGGTGTAAGAACACCAGATTACTAGTAGGATTAATAAGATGGCTGAAAAATACTTTTCAAAGTTTCCATTAACACAATATGCAAATAATATAGTTGTTAATATTATTGAGCGCGCTAAATTAACTAACAGCGTTATCAATAACCCGTACATATACTATAATTATGAGATAAAGGAAGGTGAAAGGCCAGATCAAATTGCCGACTTTTATTATAACGATCAATATATGGATTGGCTCCTGTATCTCTCAAATCAAATAGTTGACCCATATTACGAGTGGTATTTACCTGAAGATACATTTAATTCTTACCTAGTTAAGAAATATAATCTAGGAACTAATATTAATATATCAAAATTAAAAAATAAAGTTTACTATTATAAGAATAATTGGTATAATGAGTCTAGAATAACTGTATCTGACTATAATGCCTTACCATATAATCATCATCGTTATTGGCAAGAAGTTTATAATGATTTTGGCAACATAGTTTCTTATACTAGAAAGCGTAATGATTGGACTATTAAAACTAATAATATAATTAGCTATACATATCTCAATGAAATACCAAATAATTTCATTGTGAATGAGATAGTATCAGTACACTATAGTAATACGCATGTTGGAAAAGGACAGGTAGCCAGTTCTAATAGTTCACATGTTGTTCTACAGCACTTAAGTGGCTATGTATTTTTTAGTTCTGGTTATTCTTCACCGTATGTTTATGGCACAGAAAGCGGTGCTAATGTTGTATTTAATGCAGCGACTAGCTTGGCAAATAATATAGTTGTTGGAGAAGAGATCTATTGGGATCCAATTAGTATCTATGATTATGAGAGGATACAAAATGAGAGTAAGAAGAGTATTAAGGTCCTTGATAGGGGACTTTCCATGCAAGTATCTGAGAGCCTAACGAAACTGTTATGAGTAATCCAGGCGATATTCAAGTAAGTTCTTTTACTATAAAGACTGCTTCAGGAACACTAGACCTGACTTACTCATTTGTGAGCGCTTCTATCTACGAGAGCATTTTTACTCCTGGAATAGTTATGTATGTTAAGGTACTTGACACCGATGATCAGGTAGGAATACATAAGATAGTAGGTGGAGAGCCTGTGTCTATATCTTTAGGAATCCCTGGTGGAGTCAAAGCAAACTATAAGTTTACTGTTATGCAAAACGACAACACTGTTGGTGCTACAGCGTCGATGAAGTCTAAGATGTATATGCTAAAAATGGTATCCGACGAGGTCATTCATGGGCATATCAATACGACAATTAAGAGTGCAGACACTCAGATATCAAATCTTGTTCAGCAGATACATAAAGACTTACTACACAGCACAAAAAACCTCATAGTTGAAGATACTCAAGGAAACCAACACTTATCATTAAATGGTGGTATGTCTGCTCATGAAGCGATAGCTATGATTAGAAAAAGAGCTATGTCTGCCGAGAATAAGTCATCTCTCTTTGTCTTCTTCGAGACAAGACAGGACTCTGAAACTGTTTTTAAATTCTCTACTATAGAGAATCTTTTTAAATGTGACTCGGTCAAGACATTCCAGCAATCTGACGCTATTAACAGTAGCATCTATAATCAAACGGATAATCAGATTATAGCTATGGAGATACCGACCCACTTTAATACGATGGAGAGAATAAAGAAAGCCGCATCTGATGTCATCGAGTTTGACTATACAACTTGGCAATATACTAAAAAGAGAATAGTATCGAATCCAACAGACTATACGACCGGTGGTACCGGAAATATGATATCAGCTGATGTCTTTGATAAGTTTATAAATGCTGCAAAGAATCTTCCTCAACTATTTGTGCCAACCGATAACTATAAGAGGGCAGTCACACACATACCCGAAAAGATTCAAGATAGAAACTCATACCTCTCAACACTATCGCAAAACTCGATAAAGATTAGAACTTATGGGGATCTTGCTATAAAAGCAGGTGACGTAATAACCTTAAATATACCAACAAGATCTAGCACGACTGATAATAAGAAAAATGATTCACAGCTATCTGGTAAATTCCTAGTTTCTAGAATACACCATGATATAGGATTGGTCTCTGAGTCTCCTAGATATACTTGTGTTATAGAGTGCATTAAGGGTAATATAGAGACTGGTGTACAATGACAGAAACTAATCTAGGTAGCAATTTCTCATGGTGGGTTGGCAAAGTCGTTAATGTAAAGGACGACCCATATCTATCCGGGCGCGTGCGTGTAAGAATAATAGGTCGCCACGACGATATTAATAACTTTCCAGATGACTCTCTACCATGGGCAATGCCTATGCAACCTATCACTAGCGCAGCAGTCGGAAGAATAGGAACATCACCGTTAGGCCTTTTACCTGGCTCACACGTATTAGGGATGTACGCCGATAAAGACCAGCAGTACCCAATAGTACTCGGCTCATTTGGTAAAGGTGGAGATGCCGACGGTGGACCCATTGAGGATGGAGCAATATCAATAGACTATAAGAATGGTGGAAGTATACCATCTCTTAGCCAGTCGGATGACGTGTTAGATAATAACGCCTTCAATAAATTATTTCTTGGTAGAGCTCTTACTGAGAAGATATATGACAGTCTTACAAATAATGGGGGTCCTAATCCTTCGACACCTAATACTAGAGGCTCTAATATAACGAAAGATGTTAAGGCAAAATTACATAAGCCTGATGTGCCTACTACAGCTTCAGTAGATCCAAAGGATAAAGGTAACGTATTAGATCATATTAAACAGGTAGACCCACAATTTCGATCTACGGTACTCCCTAATGCTACAACTAATGTATCATCTGTTAGGGATATTATGCAGATGGCTAGCCCAAAAGGCATTAATAATTTATTACAAGGATCTATGACTAGAGCATTTAGTTTATTAGCATCTAGCGTAGGTTTAAGCCCTACTCTAAGTATGTTATCTGGATCACTTTTATCAGGAGCGATATCGGGTAATTATCAATCGATAATAAGATCGGTAATGAATGGACTATTATTATCTGCTGCTGGAAACGGTGGTATATTACCTAAAATAATTAGTCCACGAGCTAATGTGATTACTAATAATTCGCCGAGACCTTTTATTAATTCGATTGTTTCAGTTATACCACCGTTATATGTTCAACAATACTACTCTATAGAAAATGATCCTTATCCTGGATATATACAGTGGAAAGGACAAGCGGGTGATTTTCTGTATACACTCAGAAACGGGGAGCCTAATTATAGTTCTCCTCAACAGCACATAACGGCTCATCATGGAAATCTTATGGGTTCTGGATTGGGTGTTATTATGAATCAGGGTTTAACTGGTGTAGCACTAGGTATAGCGTTATCTACATTAATGAATGGCACTAAGTCTTCTATATCTGATATGGGCTTATCTAAGATAATGGGCTCAGGAGCATCAGTAGGAAATATGTTATCTTTAGCAACTAAGCTACTCGGAGGAAGAGGTTTAAATATACAATCATTTGTTGGTAGCATGGCGGACTCTGTTTTATCATCTGGATTTTCTTCATCTATGAATAACTATGCGCATAAGCAGTCTATATTAGCTATGAAGAAGAAAGCTCTAAATGAAGTATATAATAAAACTGCAGATCAACAGGATTCTGAAGCTATCGATGCTGCTAAACAATATGCATTGGCTAAACTGGATTCTATGCCAAATTTATCATCTATTACGGAATCAGTTCCGCTCTCTGATGGGACCGCGTATCAGGTAAAGGTTTCACGATAATGGCAGACGTAAATAATAAGAGATACCCAGACTCTCAAATTGCTTCTCAATATCCATATGCTAAAGTGACCATGCATCCTGATGGGAGTGGTAGATATGAGGATCATACACCAGATCATGAGACTTTTAGAGAATTCTTTGCTGGCGGTGGTCATAGGGAAGTTGGAAATAGTCCGGACGGCGGGATTGGAAGAGAGGTATTAGCTACTCTTGGAAAAGTATTTCATAACTTAGCTGATGGGATGAGCCACACTGTTGCTGGTCATCATGATAGGACTACTGGTGGAAATCACAGAGAGCAGACAGAGGGTGATCATCATGAAGAGAAAGGTGGTAATCACTATAATGCTATAGCAGGTCATGTTGTTTCTACAACAAATGAGACGGTAGTAAATCACACGGCAGATGGCGATCATCACCATATAACCTCAGGAGATCATATAATAGATCATGATGGAAGCATTCACACTAATGTGAGTAATGATCATATATCTCATGTTGAGGGTAATCATGGTTTAGTTGTTGCAAAAGGTGACCATGGTATACAGCTTCAATCTGGTAATATGAATATTGAAGTGACAAATGGTGAATATAATCTTAAGACTCTTCACCCTATAACGATTAGAAGTGATGAGAAGATAACTTTAAAGGTGGGAAAGAACACTATAGTAATGGATCAAAATGGAATAACAGTGACTGCAATTGCCGTCAGCTTTATTAAGGCTAGTTAACAATGTCTTTTGCACACAGAGACGGTGATGCAAGAGCGTGTGGAGCAACTACTATAGTAGCTGGCCAGGATTTTGTTACTATAGACGGAAAACTTTGGTCAGTGGATGGCGATGATAATACTGACGGTGGTGGTGCACTGCACCACTCACAATCATATATAACTATTGGTGGAATCTATGTTATATTGGTTGGAGACCATGCTGACCCAGATGGTATGTCTCCCGATATTATTGATGGTGGTGTTACCCCTCACGATGATCCGATAGCCACCGGATCTGATAGTTTTGTCGACGTAGCATAGGAATTCAGATGTCAAGAGCAGATACATTTACACCACTAAGTGGAACTAGAGAGATATACAGTGATTTTTTAGTAAATCTAGACTCAAATCCAATGACTGGTGCTCTAGGAAAGATCAGTAATGAGGCAGCAGTTAGAAGATCAATAATGAATCTTATAACGACCAATATGGGCGAGAGAATGTTCCAGCCAAATCTTGGTTCTGATGTTTATAGGGCTCTCTTTGAGCCACTCGACCAGATTGCAGCTTCCTCGCTACAAAGAGCGGTCAAGAATGTCATAACTTATCATGAGCCCAGAGCTAATCTTCTTAGTGTTACTGTTTATCCTGGAGTAGATAGGAATACTATGGTTGTTAATGTCATATTTTCTCTAATAAATAGTAATAAACCGGTATCTCTAGATGTAATTCTAAGAAGAGTAAGATAAATGGCCAACAGTTCTATAAATCTAACATCATTGGACTTTGATACTCTCAAGAGCAATCTTAAGTCATATCTCAAGTCTCAGTCAACGTTTAAAGACTATGACTTTGACGGCTCAAACATGAATGTTTTATTAGATATCTTGTCTTATAACACTTACCTAAATAGTTTTTATCTGAATATGGCTATCAGCGAGTCTTTTCTTGACACTGCTCAATTAAGAGACTCTGTCATAAGCCATGCTAAGGAATTAAATTATACGCCATACTCTAGTAAATCTCCAGAAGCTAAAGTAGATATTACATTTAATACTTCTGGAATAAACTCAGGATTATTTGAGATTCCAAAGGGGACACCATTCTCTGGAACTAACTCGAATGGATCATTTATTTTTACTACTGATCAAAATCTAATAGTATCATCTACATCTAATACATTCGTATTCTCAAATGTATCGATTTATGAGGGAACATATATTAATGAGTCTTATGTAATGGACTATACTATAGATAATCAGAGATTTATACTATCAAATCCAACTATAGACACGAACAGTCTCACTGTTCAAGTAATTGAGAATACAGGGGCTAATGTTTCTTTATTCACACAAGCCGGTAAAATATATGATTTAACTAATACTTCTAATGTGTATTTCTTACAAGCGACATCTGGAAATCAGTATGAGATAGTATTCGGAGATGGTGTCTTTGGTAGAAAGCCGCTAAGCGGGTCTACTGTTTTAGCTACATATAGGGTTACGCGTGGAACTGCTGGTGGTGGAATCAAAAACTTTTTATTGGACAGAGATCTTGGCGGATACAATGGTGGAAATGCTATATCTACAGTCGTTACATCCATATATGCATCAGATGGAGCCATGGAAGAAAATATAGAGAGTATTAGATTTAGAGCACCTAGATCTTATCAATCTCAAGATAGAGCAGTAACTGTCAATGACTATAAGACTCTTATATTAGATAACTTCCCAGATATCGAAGATGTTAATGTTTATGGGGGAGAAACTGCACCAAATAACACAAAATATGGAACTGTGTTTATATCTCCATCCACTTACTCCGGTGCTCACTTATCAAGTGAAAGACAGACAGATTTATTAAATTTCTTATCTACAAAGAAGATTATCAATATAAGAAATGAAATAGTAGAGCCCGAATATGTCTATGTTATTGTAAATACTACAGCCACTATTAATTTTAGTTCTACATCTTTAACTACTGCACAAATAACTACTATCATTAATAATACTATAAAATCTTACAATGATGTAAATCTAAAAAAATTCAATGATGTGTTAAGACTATCAACATTAATATCGTCTATTAACAATTCTGATCCAAGCGTTATCAGTAATCAAGTAAGTCTACAAATATATAAAGACTTTTCACCAGAATTGGGCAGTGCGCAGACCGTCACAATAAATCTTAATAATCCTCTACAACCGGGGACAATAACCAGTACTCCGTTTTTATCTTCAGATGGTAACTCTTATATATTAACCGACTATAGTCCTAAAAACGATACTTTTATTAGAGACAATAATATTACTCAATATATAGTAATTAATAAAAAACCAATAATATATCTAAAGCAGATAACGACAAATAATATAGAAAATTATTTGGTTGTTGGAAGCGTTGATTATTCTTCTGGAATAATAACGGTTAAGAATTTAAATGTTATAGAAGTTCTTACTAGCCCTGGAATAAGAGTGACTGCTAGCCCTAGTGCCGGTGATGTGTTCTCTAAATTTAATAATATCGTAGAAATAGATACTGGAAACATCAATACAACAGTGATACCATACAGATGAGTATTGAAAAGATTATCTCACCATTTATAGAGTCTCAATTTCCGTCATTTTACAAGAGTGACGGTCCAAACTTTATAGCATTTGTTAAAGCTTACTATGAGTGGCTAGAGCAAGAGGGAAATGTAACTTGGTATTCAAGATCACTTTTAGATAATGGTGATATTGATAATACTCTAGCAAAATTTATAATTTATTTTAAGAATAAGTATATTAATAACTTACCTGAGAATATTGTAGCAGATAAAAAGCTATTAATTAAGCACATCACCGACTTATATAACTCTAAGGGTACTGAAAACTCTTATAAGCTTTTATTTAGAATGATATTTAATGAAGATATTGAGTTATATACTCCTGGTGATTTTATATTAAAGCCTTCTGACGGAAAATGGGTAGCTCCAAAATACATAGAGGTCTCTGATTATCCAGAGATGCAGCTATTAGTCGGCAATCCTATTAGAAGCACTTCTGGGGCTGAGGCTGTAGTAGACAACTATGTTAAAAAGAAAGTAAATGGAAAACTTATTAATATATTATTTTTATCTAACATATTAGGTGAGTTTAAGTTTGGAGATAAAGTATATAGTCCAGGAATAGTAGACTTATCTGAGAATTCTCCAGCTATATTTGGCTCAATGACGTCTGTTAATATAGTAAATGGAGGTTATGGATACAATGTTGGAGACAGACTAGTAGCTCATGGTGAGGGTATGGAAGCAGTAGCGACTGTAGCTTCTGTTTCTGATTTAAATGGTAGAGTTAAGTTTAATTTAATTGAAGGCGGTTTTGGTTTTACTGTTAATTCTATAATTTCTGTTGTAGGAGGTGGTGGAACTGGAGCTACATTTAAGATAGGCGCCATAGCAGATAAGCAGGTCGTATCGATATATACTGACACTATACCAATTAATACTCATATGGATATAGAAACTTCTAGCTATGATATAGGCATAACTGGAAATACAAATGCATTTAATCCAAATGAAGTTGTTACATTCTCAGCAAATAGTCTTATTTTAGATACTCATATGCCTGGTAATTCAACAATTTATGCAGGAGAGTCTTTAACAAATACGGCTTTAGGAATTACTGGACCAAACGCATTGTATGTGTATAGAGCAGATGGAAATTTATTATTCACGACTGGCTCTGAGGAAGCTTTAAATAGTTCAAACTTATATAATAAAGATCTTCATACTGGCGCAACACTAGTTAGTAATATAACTGGAATTTCAGTTACTGTTTTGAATAGGCACAATAAAGATACAGTTACAGCAAATGGAACTATAAACACTGCGGCATCAAATAGCACATCTTTACACGTTTATAGCACAAATCCTGCAACTTGGACTTATCAGCCAAATACAAGTGCTCCTGCTACGGCTACATATGGCACCGGTCAGTATCCTGTTGGTTTCTTTTTCTCTACCGGAACTTTAACTGGAGTAACCAGTCTTACGACTGCTCAAGTAACTTCGGTTACCAGAGATACTGATTGGAATCCGGACGGAGGAGTGTTTCCGGCTGCTCTAGGGCAAGTTAATTTAGATACGAGGTTAGTCGACGCTCTAAGAGTCGTTACTTTAGAAATTGGAAGAATAGCTTATATAAATGGAATTAATCCAGGAAGTGGCTATGCATCTAGTCCTGTAGTTACTATCACTGAGCCATTAATATATGATCAAAAGATACCAGATGGCAAGGGCGGATATTGGGGATATGATGCGAAAGTGACTAGCACGGCAGGAACTGCAAATGGCGTAGTTAGAACTATAAATATCAAGAACTCTGGATATGGATTTAGAAGAGATGAGTATATTACTCTATCTAGTAATACAAATACGGTTGCTGTTTACGGAATAGCTGGAGTAGATTTAACAGGAAAATCAGAGGGGTACTATAGGAACAATAGCGGATTTTCAAGTGATAATATTTACATACAGGACAGTGAATATTATCAGAATTACTCGTATGAAATATCCGCAGAGAGAATGATTGACACCTATATAACCTTCGTTGAGGATCTAGTACATCCAAGTGGGGTTGCTTTATATGGAAAATATGCTATAAGAAGTACTTTAGATGAGCAATTATCTATACCTGTTTATTTTGAACTCTCGAATTAACTATAAATATAAGAAAGATTATTAGGTAGATCGATGGCAGTTTTAACTATACACCACTATATAGATATCATTGATTCTTTTGTAAACAATGTATTATCTAAAAATAACACATACTATTTGTATGTTGGAAAGCCAGATCCATGGTTAGATATTAATGGAAATATAACGACAAGTCCAGTCACTGCCATATCTAGTGTCGAGCAGTACGAGCTAGATTTATATAAAGATATTGTATTTGGAAAAGAGATAACCCCAGGTCACATATCATATATGGTTCCAAGATATACTTGGACGGCAAATACTGTTTATGACTATTATGATTATACAATTCCGGATCTATATAGTAAGAAGTTTTTTGTCATAACTGATAACCTTGAAGTTTATAAGTGTATCGATAATTTTAATGGTGCTTTATCCACAGTTAAGCCATCACTAAATTCAAAATTTGGTACTTTTCAGACTGCCGATGGTTATACATGGAAGTATATGTATAGCATTGACGCTGCTAATAATATGACTTTTAGTACACCAAACTATATTCCTGTGATAGTAGACCCAATTGTGGCCAATAATGCAGTATCAGGGAGCATCGACGCGATTAGGTTACGGGCCGGGGGCGCTGGTTATATTACATATTATAGCGGATATGTTGTACAACCTATAAATGACTATAATTTAGTAATAGATAAATCGGCTAGTTCGATAAATGACTTCTATGCTGAATCTTCGATATATTTAAAAGCAGGATTTGGAGCTGGTCAACTTAGAAAAATTAAAAAATATGATGGTCTTAACAAGATTCTATCAGTATACGAGCCGTTTGATTCATATACTACACTAAATGTAGCTAATAATACTGGAACTTTTAATCTAGGCGATACAATAACACAAAATATAGACGACATTACATTCATATATCAAAAAGGTGCATTTCAGATAGGCGACATCGTATTGCAATCTGACACTGGTGCAAATGCTACTGTAGCTTCGTCTAATTCTACTGTTTTAAAACTTGTTAGAGTTGATGGATCATCATTTCTTAAAGATTTCCAGATAGGATCTAATGCATATCCTTTAATAAGTCAAACACAATCACCTACAATAGCTTCTGGTACTGTTAATATTGCAAACGCTACGACAATATATGTTAATAGTGCTTCTAGTACATCGTTTACTACAGACTATGCAGTTGGAAGCTATATACAGATAGGAAATACACAAAATATAAACACAAGACGTGTTATAACTGTTAATAGCAGTGTTATTCAAGTTGATTTGCCATTTGGAAATTCTTTTACATCAAATGTACACTATAAAGTAACAACCGCTGCTATACCTTATTCTGTCGTTATGTCTCAAGCTAATGGATATGTATCAAATACAAATTTAAATGGATCTGTTATAACATATAGTAATACATCAATACTTGGACAAAGCTTTATAGTTGGTGAGCGCGTAGATCTTGTCGACATATCTAATACTAGTCAGAGTGTTTATGGAACAGTATCATATGCAAATAGTACTAGTTTAATTTTAAGTGATATAAGTGGCTCCGGATTTATAGGAGAAACTGCAAATAACTCACTTACGGTGGGATATTCTGGAAATACTGGACCATTTACAGTGGGTGATAAAATAACAGATGCTAATACTATAGCAACTGGAATTATATCAAGTATATCTTCAGAGGCTAATACCTTTATACTATCAAACGTTTCAGGTTATTTTGGCACTGGTGATGCTTTAATAGATCAAACTAATACTAGTGTGACAGCAACAGTATACAGTATATACAGTACAAATCATTATATACGTGGGAGTTCTTCTTTACAAAGAGCTCATATAGACTCGGTCGATGCTTATCCAAATATTACTATTAAGTCACAACTAGGTAATTTTACTCTAGGATTACCAATATTTTCTAGAAATAGTGCAAATCTACAAGTAATTAATGGATCTGCAAATCTTATATCTGATTTTAATTCTATAAATCCACAAACCCAATATATCATATCACCTTCAGTTAATATAGAAGGTGATGGAAATGGTATGATTGCCTACACTACTGTTAATAATCATATTAAGATATACTATGATATGTTAGATGCAAATGGTATATTTAATATTGGAGATAGCATAATTGATACCAATGGTGGATCTACTGGTATTATTATTAATGCTAATAGTAGTGTTCTGTATATACAACCAACTCTAAATGAGTTTAGAGTTAATGATATCATGAAGAATCAAAGTGGAACGACCGCTACTATTAGTGGAATAGGAGAAACTACACCAGGTATAAGTTCAAAGGTTTATTATAAAAATTCAAGCGCGGCTTTCTATTTAGGTGACACTATAACGGAAACAGTAACAGGAGCTGTTGGTATAGTAACAGAAGTTAATCCATTATATCTAGTCATAATGTTTAATAATGGTTTCTTCAAAAATAAAGATTATTTTGTAAGCAATAAAAATGTTCATGGGCAAATAAAGAGCATAATTATATCTCCACATAATATTGAGTCAGTTTCAGTAGTTAATAGTGGATACGGTTACACTTTTGCAAATGTATACATTACGGCAAATACACTTTATGGAAATGGTGCCGTAGTCTCTCCAGTTATATCTCCTGCAATAGGACACGGGGGAGACGTAAAGGCTGAATTGGGTGCAAGGTATGTTGGAATATCGCTAGATTTTAATACCGCATCTAATGAGTCTTATAAGTATCCAATGGCTGGAACATTCAGTAAAATTGGAATAATAGAAAATCCATTATTTGACGATGTTGTAATTAATCTCGATGCTAATACTTTTACAAGAACACAACTTGGTTTAACATCTGTATCTGGTACTTTTGTTAACAATGAAATAGTTATTCAAAATAATTCTACCAGTCCTAGTGGGACTGTAGTATATAGCAATTCGACTTATATGGAATTACAGAATGCATTTATACCATTTGCTAATGGTGGTCATTATTCAAATGGCACTGTGGCAAATGATAATATAGTTGGTTTATATTCTGGAGCAAGAGCGAATGTTAATTATGCAAATGTATCTATGTTTTCTATGCTATCAAATGTCGAGTTGATCTCAGAGACTACTTCTGGATCAACCGCAACTATAACTACAGCATATAGTAATACTAAGCTTCATTTAACTAATGTTACTGGAAAGTTTAGTAACAATGATATTGCTTATGATCCTGTGACAAATGCATATGCAAATGTTGTCTCTATATATACCTCTAATGGAACTATAGATGTTACATCTATATTTGGTATTAAATTTAATCAATCACTTAGACTCCCAATAACATCTTCTACAGGATCTTTTGATCTTTATGAGATGGTAGTTCAAGGCGGAACAAATGCCAGAGGTAAAGTAATTGATAATAGTACAAACTATGATTTAAAAGGAATTACAAGTAATACTGGAGCGTTTATAGTCGGTGATACTGTTGTAAATCAAATTAACTCGCATGCAATTATAACATTTGCTAATTCATCATACATGAGACTATCTTCCGCTACAGGTGGCTTTTATAACGGCGACACTATAACCTCTTTGCCACATACACAGACTGCTACTGCAGCTAATGCCTTTAGTGTCATCGTACTCAATGACGTATCAGGCGTAGATGCTGTAGCTGGAATTGATAGATTCCAAAGTGGTACATACTCTGCAAATATTGTTGGGCAAACGTCTGGCGTACAGGCAAAAAGTGTACTAAATAATACAATTGTATATCCAGATCTTGTAAGAGGTTCTGGAAATGTAGTTTATCTAGAAAATCTATCTCCCTTTACGGTCAATTCGACCTCTAGAGAGAGTGTTAAGATTATAATTAGTTTTTAAAGTTCAGAGGACCATATGACTCTCCAGACAGATTTATCCCGTAGTCCATATTTTGATGATTATGATAGTACGAAAAACTATTATAAGATATTATATCGTCCTGGTTTTGCTCTCCAAACACGAGAACTTAACCAGATGCAGACTATTATGCAGGACCAGATTGATAAATTTGGTAGACATATTTTTCAGGACGGATCGGTTGTAGAAGGTTGTGCTTTTACTTTTGATACCAATTATACCTATGTAAAGATTAATGATAACTATGCTAATGGAAGTGCCTTTAATAGTATTAATGATTTTATTGGATCCGCGGCTACAAATGTAAATGGATTGTCTGCTATAATAGTTAATGGTATATCGGGATATCAATCATCTGATCCAGATTTAAATACTCTCTATTTAAAGTATAACACCACTGCAGCGTATACAAATGGAACTCCACAAGGATCATTTGATTCGGGTGATACTTTAGTTATGAAAACATCAGAAGGAATTCCTATAGGAAATCTTACAGTAGCATCGGTAGCTAACGCTACTGGAAATGGATATGCATTTACTACTACGGCCGGAGTTATATTTAAAAAGGGTTATTTTATAACCGTAAATCCTTCTACTACTGTTATTTCAAAATATAATAATTACCCAGATGGTATATCTGTAGGTTTTGACGCTGTCGAAAGTATAGTTACTGTAGATACTGACTCTTCATTATATGACAATGCTGCTGGATCTCCAAACTATACAGCTCCCGGTGCACATCGCTTGAAGATGGTGCCTACTCTTACAATTCGTAATATCGCCGACTCGTCTAATACTAATAGCTTTTTCTCTCTCTGTGACTTTAAATCTGGTAAACCGGTGTCTATTAAGAATGATCCACAATATGGAATTCTTCAGAATGAGTTTGCTAGACGCACGTACGAGACAAATGGAAATTATATCGTATATCCTTTTGTTCTAACAACAGAAGAGAAAGCAAACAATGATCCATTTGTTTCTAATAATGTAAATCTAGTATCATCTGCTGGATTAGGATATGTTGAAGGATACCGTGTTCAATATGTTAACAATAATAAAGTTGACCTTAGAAAAGGTACAGACGTTGAGTCTATAAGCTCAGCGACTGTAAGTCTTAATTATGGAAACTATGTCTATGTTAATGAAGTTTGTGGAGAATTTAACACTGACACGCTAGTACAAGTAGAGCTTCATAGTGTTGCAAAGACTTCATTGTCTGGTGGAACTTATTTGTCTACTGGATATTCTGGAAGCACAAAGATAGGAACCGCTTATCTTAGGGGTTTTATATTAGATAGCGGTACCCCTGGCACATCAAGCGCGCAGTATAGAGCTTATCTATTTGCTATAGGTATGACTGAAGGATTTAACTTCTCTAATGTAAAAAGTATGATATCATATAATGGTGGGCTTTTAGGTGTAGCGGACATTGTGACAACATCTAGATCTATTGCTAATAGCTCTGGTGGCCTTATTCAAGTCCCTGGAGCCTTTTTAGAAGAGTCTGTATATAGCAATATGATATTCCCAATCGGTCAAAAAGCTATTAAGCTCGATGGATTTAATCATACCCAGTATGTCTATAGAAATAGAGCTGCTGGAACATTTAGTAACTTAGTAACTGGCTCTATGACTTTAAATCTAGGTACAGTTAAGGGGACTGCTTCTGAGTCTATAATACCAACAGGAACTTATAGTCACAATGAAGCAAACATGATAAGATTAATACCAACGACTGCTGGATATAGTACTAATAAAACAGGTACAGTATCAGTAAGTGGTTCGGGAGCAAATATAGTAGGAAATGCAACAACATTTTTAACTGACTATAGTTCTGGAGAGTTTATATACATTAATTCTGAGACACAACAAATTAATCAGATTGTCAATAATGCGTTTATGAATATAACCTCGACATTTGTTTCGGGTGCAACAGCTAATACACATAAATCCATCTATCCTGCTGGAGTTGCGATAAATCTTGGTACTACAACAAGATCTGTAACATCTACAAATACATCTATCACTATAACTCTAGGTGAGGAGCTTACTGGATCATTTAATGCCGTAGCATACTTCGATGTATTAAGGTCGTCTACTGTTCCTATGAAGAAGAAAATGAAGAGAAACGTGTATGTCGCTATTAACTGCGCCAGTCACTTCAATACTACATCAGGTCCTTGGTCTTTGGGACTGGCGGATATGTATAGAATTAATCATATCTATGTAAACGACGCGTTTTTCTCTAACACTGTAGCAGATGTCGTTGATAAATTTAGATATACAACAGGCCAGACAGACTCGTATTATGGTCTCTCTTATCTAATATCTGCCGGCATTCCACTTAATAGTACTTCTAGAATATTAGTTGATATGGATGTGTTCTCTTTTGATATGTCACAGGGGGTTGGATTCTTTACTGCTAACTCATATCCTGTTGACGACACTAATACTGCAAATACTAATTCTATAAAAACCGAAATGATACCGCAGTATAAAGGAAATCCTTCGACTTTTGATCTTAGAGACTGTATAGATTTTAGACCATTTGCTAATAATACTGCAAATATCAGTGCTAATAGTACTAATTGGGCTTCATACGCAACTATTAATCCATCTAGCGATTTAAATTTTTATGTTGATACATCTTATGGTAGTTATATACCAACTCCGGATGGTAATTTTGAATCCGATCTTCAGCACTATCTAGGAAGAAAAGATAGAGCTGTAATAAGACAAAATGGAGATCTAATTGTTGTAGAGGGTATACCATCAAATACACCTGCAGCGCCTCTTGAGCCAAATGGTTCTATGGGTATCGGTATTATTAATGTTCCACCATATCCTTCATTGAGTTCAAAGTATGCAAAAAATATCAATAGATATGACTATGCTATTACTACTTCTATGACTCAAAATAAAAGATATACAATGAAGGATATTGGAGCTATCAATAATCGAATAGATCGTTTAGAATATTATACTTCATTGTCACTATTAGAAAAATCAGCTTCTAGCTTATTGGTTCGCTCCAATAATACTGGGCAAAATAGATTTCAAAATGGAATTTTAGTTGATCCATTTAAGGGACATGATATAGGAAATACAAAAGATCCTGCATATAATATATCGATAGAACCAGTAGAAAATATGAGACCGAAGTTCTCACAAACAGCCATTCCTATAGTCTTTGATGCTACGCAAAGCCAAAATGTCGTCAGTGTCGGTGAGCTAGTTCTCCTGGACTATAATGAAGTTCCTTATATAAGTCAGCCATTTGCATCTAAGTATAGAAATTGCATAGAAGGAAATATATATCATTATACTGGAAGAATTGATTTTAACCCAACCGGTGACTTCTCACCTGATATAACTAAGTCTCCAGATGTGACCACAAATCTTGACTTAGCCTCTAACTTTGTTAATATAGCAAAGGCATTTGGAACTAAGTGGGATAATTGGACTACAACTGATACAGCAACAAATTCTACCACTGGAGATGCTACCAAAACAGCATCATCTACGGATCAGTATGGAAATGTTACTGATACATATAATACTACAACAACTACTACGACAGACGCGACGCAGACGAGAACTGGAACACAACTTGGTGTTACGGTAACAAATAATAGTTATAATTTAGGAACATTTGTCACAGATTTAAGCATATTACCATATATTAAATCTATGACAACATATCTAACTGCTACTGGGCTTAAGCCAAATACAAGGGTATATGCCTTTGCAAATGATATAGACGTTAACTCGTGTGTTATGCCTCTAGATGGATATGTAAATACAACTCAAGGAACTGGTGGTACAAATTCATCAACAGCATATGGCGATGGTAACACTAAAAGCTCAATAACTGTTAAAGATAACTCAGTTCCTGGTCAAAATCAAGTAACTGCAATAAAAAAACAAGATGCGATAGGCGGATCGCCTCTTATCACTGACTCTACTGGAACTCTGCACGCTGCGTTTTTAATACCTGTAAAAACTTTTACATCTACTACTATTGAGTTTAAGTTGGTTGATGTGCCCGATCCAGTAACTGGAGCAGATGCTATTACTACTTCAGCTGTTGGTAATTTTTATGGATCAAATATATCTATATCCAAAGGTGCTGAAATTCTTAATACGAGAGAAGCTGAGGTTATAAGTACAACTGTTGGAGATAGTCAAGTAGTACACTCCGTGACCAGTAATACTGCAGTGTCAGTAAAGGTGACAGCCGCACCTCAGCCAAATACTAGAGTGGTGATTATTAATAATAATAACGCAAACACAATTACTACTGCTAATACTACTAATATTACCGATGTTAGTCCTAATCACAATTTTATGGTACAATGCCCTGATGGATCATGGGTTAATAAAAATGATATGTGTAATTGTAATGATGTTCAAAATAATACAGTCGAGGTTCAAAATACAAATGAAATTGGATTTTCATTTTCTGATATACAAAAAACAATCAATGCTGCTGTGGAATCAGATAAGGTTGCTGAAACCGTAAAAGTTGATAATGTTACATCTGCTACTGTTGCTGAAAAGATATTATCAGATTCAACTGATAAACCCGACGGCGGCGATAAGGATCCGTGAGTACGATGAAAATAGAAGATAATACATAATTGTGTGTTTTTTATAGAATAAATATTTAAAATTAAGATTAGAGGGATAAATGACTAAACCAATTGCACAGACTTTCTATGTAAATGAACCGTCAGGCGGCGTTGAGGGTGTTATCCTCACCGCGGTCGATATATATTTTGAATCTGTTAGTGCGATTTATGGTGTAGAACTTCAGATAAGAACTACTGAGAATGGAAATCCAACTAATAATATGTTACCATATGCCAGTCGTGTTTTACAAGTGACGGATCAATATAGTAATGGGGATCCAATAATAGTATCTTCAGCTAAAGCAGACAAGCCAACTAAATTTTCATTTAGAACACCGGTAGTTCTTCAATCTCAAACATCTTATGCTCTAGTTATTATTCCTCTAGGTGGTAATCCTGACTATAGAGTTTGGACTGCAGAGATTGGAATGAATGATGTGACAACATCAACCGCTAGTGTACTTGTACCCATCGCGACAAATAATGATACTGGAACATTATTCCTATCATCAAATGATATACAATTTACAGCCGTACAGAGTGAAGATATTAAATTTACACTATACACTGCAGATTTTATATACACTTCAGGTAAAGCTGCATTTAGGGTCATGGATCAAGAGCCACTGGTTATTAAAAATATAATCGGAAACTTTATACAGGGAGAAAAAGCTTTTGTCACTAATGGAATATTCTCATTGGCTGCGTTATCTATAGGATCAAATGTTGGCATATTTAATATTGGGGAGAACATATACCAGAGTAATGGCACAGCAAATACTGCTACTGGTGTGATATACTCTGCTAATACGTCTAAAATATTAATAACAAATTCTGCAGGATCATGGACTACTTCGTATCAAGCAAAGGGAGATACAAGCGGTGCTAATGCTATAGTCTCATATGTATCACAAAATGTTATAACATACTCTAACTCGACCGTAGTTGTTCCATTTATTGGTAATACAACAGCAAATTTATTTTACGCTAATCAATCAATTTATATAGCTACAAATTCAAGATCTGTAACAGATGTTTTAATGGTTAATACTATAATTAACTCTACTTCTTTCTCTACAAATATAAAATTGCATAATTCTGTTGGTGATGATACGATTAAATCCATGAATGTGACTTTTACAGATACTAATGCGATTATAGGTCCAATAAGAGGAGATGGACTAAATCTATATGGTAATTATTATGGCACTAACGCTCAAGTTTCTGATGTTAGAACTATTACTATAACTAACCCTACATCAAATGGAACTTCAAATTTTACTAATGTATCTACTCAATATATAGTTGGATTTCATTCTCAAGCATCTGCATATATCATAGGCGCTACAAATATTATATATCACTCTGTAGTTCCTCAAATAAATTATAATGATATTAAATCAGGAGCAATAGATTTAACATTTAAAGGTAAGGGTATAAATGGAGATGATGATCCAGTACCTACAGCAGTTTATAAAAATCAAGCTACACAGTTTAAAGATAAAGCTAGATCGATTAGATCAAGAAGTATTGAAATAACTTCATACTCTAATATTTACACAACACATCTATTTGCAGATATTAATACATCTAATAATAAAATATCACCAGTCATAGATGCTTCATCTGCTTATCTTATAACAACTAGAAATTCTACTGTGCCAATATATATGACCAGCGGATTTAGGTTAGACTACACTAATGCAACTGGCTTATTTAGTCGAGGCGATAGTGTGTCTCAATCGAATGGTACAGCTATTGTTACTGGTACAATATTAAATGATAATAGAGATGCTATGACTATAGTCAATATATCTGGTCCATTTAATAGTGGGTATTCAATATACGCTACCTCTAATAATAATATTAATGCTCTTGCTATATCTTCTACACATCTACATGAGAAATATAGCGGTAATGTTGTTCCAAATGCATCTAGATATATCTCTAAGAGTGTTATTCTAGCAGAAGGTCAAGATGCAGAAGATTTCAAGAGTTATATGGCAGCATATAGACCACAATATACTGATTTTAAAGTATATTGTAAAGTAGTAAACAATCAAGATACAATACTATTTGATAATCAAATATGGAGTAGAATGACTGAATTATCTTCTCCGGCTTTATTAAGTAGTAGCGTAAACATCAATGATCTAGTAGAACTGGAGTATGGTTTACCATCTAGCCAGATTGTTTTATCAAATGTAGTTTCTTGCAATATTACCTCTAATACGATCACTATGACAACTACATCACAATTCTCTAATGGAGACTTTGTGTATCTTTATAATACATCAAGTAATACGTTTATTGTTAGGCAGATATCTTCTGTGACAAATGCCACAGCTTTAACTCTAGAAGATGCTCCTACATTTATATCAAGTAATGCAGATATAGGAATTATACCTGGAATAGAAGATCGCTCGGCTGTTTTCTCATATACAATGAATAATGGTATATCTAGATATGTTTCCCGTAATGACATAGTCTATGATGGATTTAAAACTTTTGCTTTGAAGATAGCTCCGGTTTCCTCATATGCATATATAGTTCCACGAATGGCAGATATGAGATGCTTAGCTTTACAGGTGTAAAATGACTGAATATCTTAAAGTAAAGGATCATAAAGAACTGGTCAGAGATCCTAGAAACAAGGCTATATTAAATAAAGATGCTGGATCTCTTAATAAATATAAAGAAGAGAGAGATTTTAGATTGAAACTCCATAATATAGTCATGGAACATGATCATATTAAGAGTGACATAGAAGACATAAAGAGTATGTTAACAACACTACTAGGAAGAACATAATTCATGGCGATTCAGGTATCACCGGTAGCTAATACCCAGACGTTTGGCGCGTGGCTTCAAGTCACAAATTATATGACCCAAATCATCAGCGTAAACACTGTCACCACTGACGCCAGTCTAGGAGGATCAGTTACGACTGGTAATGCTTTTGTTAACGGTATATTTGGATCTAACAGCATATTTGTTAATACCTTATCTGGTGGTAATCTTACAGTTAATAATGTTCTAACAATAACGTCAAATGTTACTATCAATGCTACTGCGAGTATTGGAAACTCTACGGTTAATGTTGTAGCAGGCTGGTTAGCAGGAAATCAAACTATATTAGCAGCATTTACAAATGCAAATAATTATGGTGAAGTTGCATTTAATAACATTAATGCCGGAAGTAGTGCTTCTATAGACCTTGCACTTTATGACACTTATGGAATTCAAGCAAACAATTATATAGATCTTGGAATTAATAGCAATAATTGGTCTAATAGTCAATGGTCGATCAATGGACCATCTGACGGGTATCTGTATACTGGTAATACTAACTTATCAATCGGTGTTGCAAGTAATAACTATATTAACTTCTTTACGAATGGAACATTCTCTTCTAGTGAAGTTATGCGTATTACTGCTGGAGCAAATGTTGGTATTAAAAATACAAATCCTGATGCAACTCTTGCAGTAACAGGATCAGCGAATATATCTAGCAATGTTTATATCGGTGGTGCTATAACTGGTGGAAATACAATTGCCGTATTGGGAAATGCTACTTTCTCAAATGTCATGCATGTGGTTGGCGCAGTGACATTACAAAATACACTATCTGTTTCTAATGCTACAACACTGTCTAATACGCTTGCAGTAACTAATTCGACTACACTATCTAATACACTCTATGTTATTGGAAATAGTACGCTTGCTAACACCCTTCTTGTCACTGGAAACACAACTCTATCTAATACGCTTGTAGTAATTGGGGCTGCCACGCTATACAGTACTCTTAATGTGTCAGATGCAACTGTGCTATCGAATACACTAGCAGTTACTAATGCTACAACACTGTCAAATACTTTATCAGTAGTCGGGGCTGCATCGCTATCAAATACACTAGCTGTTACTAATGCTACAACACTATCAAATACTTTATTAGTTGTTGGAGCTGCATCACTATCAAATACTTTAGCCGTAGTTGGAGCTGCATCACTATCAAATACTTTGAGTGTAACAAATGCTACAACACTATCAAATACTTTATTAGTTGTTGGAGCTGCATCACTATCAAATACTCTTTCTGTAACTAATTCTACTACTATGTCTAATACTTTGGCGGTAGCTGGTAATACTACTCTATCTAATACTTTAGTAGTCGTTGGGAATGCTACTTTATCTAATACACTTTTAGTTACTGGAAGTACTTCGCTGTCTAATACTTTAGCTGTTACAGGCGCTGCTACACTCTCAAATACTCTATCAGTAACAAATTCAGTAATGTTCTCAAATACTCTTTTTATTACAGGAAATACTACACTAGCAAATACAATACTAGTTACTGGAAATGCTATCTTATCAAATACTCTTCTAGTTGTTGGTGCAGTCACACTAGCAAATACATTAACTGTAACAAACACAGCTAATTTCTCTAATACGGTTAATATTATAGGTAACACATCATTATCAAATAATATGAATGTTATTGGTTGGGTTGGTATTGGAAATAATTCACCGGCTATAGTTGATAAACTAAGAGTTGAGGGAAATGTAGGAGCTCTTGGCTCTATATGGAGTAATTCTGGTCAGATATTTGCTAATAATCTTGCTATAATTGGTGATGGCACAAATGGTTATATTACACCTAATAATACAAACGGTACTCTAAATCTTGGTGCTAATAATACAACATACATCAGTGTGAGTTCTATTAATTCTACAAATGCTTTATTAAATGGAACTAATGTTACTATAAATGCTGCTTCTTATACTATTGCACCAAATATGGTATCAAATACACTAGGGATATACCATACTGGAACTATAAACACTGCAACATTCTCTGTAGGATCTGTTCTTAATATTAACACAACCAGCATGTCCTTTAATAATGCAGTTTCATTTGCAAATTCATTGGCATTAACTGGAGCGGCAACATTCTCTAATACACTGACACTCACCGGCGCAGTTGTACTCGGTAATACTCTTAGCGTTACAAATGCAGTAACACTATCTAATACTTTAACTGTTACAGGACATATGCAGATGAATCAATCTGCTAATATAACTGGAACACTAGGAGTAACAAGTTATGCTAATATAGCTGGAAGTATGACAATTGAAAATGATCTAGTAGTTAAGGGAAACCTATCCTTTACTGCTAATATAGCCGGAAGCATCATACCAACGAGCAACTCATTTACACTTGGAAATAATACTAATAGATTTGCTATATCTGCTCTTGGTGGCGACTTTGCTAATCAATTAACAGTTACTAACTCGGTGTCATTTAGTAATACTTTGACTGTATCTGGAATTGTAACATTTAACAAAAATATCTTGGCAAATAATTTCGTATCAAACAATTTTGTAATAACAAATGGAATTGGATATACTGTCTCAAATACAGTGTCTGGATTCCCAGCTATTGGTGATAATTTAGTTGATAATGTGGCAATTACGGCATATAGGTCTGCAGATTACTTAATACAGGTAACAGATGCTATTACAAACAATCAGCAGGTGTCTAAAATACTAATGATACATAATGGAACCACTGCATATACTACAGAGTATGGAATATTCTTTACAAATACTGCAGCAGGTCAACTAGCTACATTTAGCGCCAATGTTGATCCAGTCGGTGGTAATATAAGATTATATGCTAATGTGATTCAGTCTGCTGCAGTTGTAAAATTTACTAAGACGTCTATAGTACACGATTAAGGATAAAAGCCCATGGCAATGAAGGCCAATATAACTATCGATCAAGGAACGTCATTTGCCACGTCGATTGCGATGTCCGATGCGGCTAATAACCCATTAGATCTTACGGCTTATACTGGATATGCCCAGATTAGAAAGTGGTATAGTTCTGTAGCACACACTAACTTTCACGTGACACTGACACTCGGGGCTGTTAACTTAAGTTTAACGCCAGCTCAGACAGATGTTTTGGCACCGGGTAGATATGTGTATGATTTGGCTCTTGTGGATCATGCAAACTCCGTTACCCGTGTTATTGAAGGCGTTATAACTGTTACACCTAAAGTAACATCCTTGTCTGATTACGCAAACACACCATAAAGATTAAAAATGGCAGTACAGGTAAGATTAGCTACAACTGCACCGGCAATCAGAGCAAATACTGCATCTCTAACTGCAACTGCCGCTGGAGCGGCCCAGCAAGCCACATCACTAAAAACCACCCCGGTTGTACAAGACTACATTCATAATCTCATGGACGTGGTGGAGAAAGACCTTGTAGCCGGGGCCACACTTGTATATAATGCAAATACGCATAAATATGAGATAAAACCGATTGAGATATCAAATCAGATCTTAGATGGCGGTACTTTTTAGGGGAAACCTATGGCAGAAGTAGATGGACAAGCTGCAAAAATAGCAACTACTAACCAGGTAAAACACAAATATGTACATGAACTACGTGATGTATCAGAGAATAATCCACCGGATGGTTCCTGCCTCGTTTGGAATGCGGAAACTAATAAATACGAGGTAAAGATTATAGACCTGAAAGTCATAGTACTGGACGGTGGGCTTTTTTAAAAAAGGAAAATTAGATGGCCAATTATATCCAGATTAGAAGAAGTAATACAAATCCAACACCGGCCAATACACTAACAAGTGGTGAGTTAGCCTATTCCTACGCAGCAAATGTACTCTATATTGGTGCACAAACAGGTGTAGGTTTTGCATCTTTTAAGGTTGGCGGTCAAAAATTCTCGTATTTAGATAGAGCGTCCGTAGGTAACTTAACAGCTAATGCTGCAATCATAACTGACGGTAACTCGTTTATCTCCAATACCTATACTTCAGGCCTTGTTATCGGAGCCACGATGGCTAGCCCGACATATGTCGTGGTTAACTCGGTATCCGACTCTAACTACTCAAATACTGTACTCGGTACACTTCAGGGAAACAATGAGCTCGTAACGGCCAATGCGATTGCTCACTACGTTCAGAAGTCGATCCTCTTAGGTGGTGTGTACGCAAACGGCGCTCCTTCTGCTGGATCTAACGGAGCCATTCAGTATAACGACCAGTCGACTGGTTTTAACACGATCGCCGGCGCTCCTAACATGATCTATGACAATGTTGCCGGTACCCTAAAGGTTGGCAACACATCCTCATACGTATTGACTGGATACATCACCGACCTTAAAGCTACTCAGGAGAACCTAGGTAACCAGAACAACTACGTTCAGGCGATGATCCACAACGATAATACCGGCATCGAGGCCTCGGCTGACTGGGTTGCTTATAACGACGACCAGTCTTACGCCAGCTTCATCGACATGGGTATCGTTAGTACTAACTACTCTAACGCTGCTTCTACCATAACACCTGCTGGAACATCTTACCTCTACACAGGTAACTCGGCGCTTGTTATCGGTACGGCTAATGCCCAGTACGTATCGATCTTTACCGGCGGAATTATGGCTGCTAACGAGCGCATGCGCTTTGACGCATACGGTAACGTAGCTATTGGAACTACAGACACAGCCAATGCAACGTTCATCGTCAAGGGTTCTGCCGAGTTCACGGCCGGTATCTTTGCAAACGGAAGCATAGGCTCTAATGGATATGTCCTTCACAGTAATGGTACAGCTACTTACTGGGACACTCCGGTTGCTGGAGCTGCAGGTGCTAATACTCAGATTACGTATAACGATTCTGGCTATGCAAATGGTTCTACTTCGTTCGTATTTAATAAGTCAAGCAATACTCTTACGGTTAATGGTACGATTAACACTATAGCTATCTCGGCTAACGGGTCGCTCGGCTCCGCAAACCAAGCACTTCACAGCAACGGTACCGGTCTCTACTGGGCAAATGTCACGTCGATTGCTGGAACTAATACACAAGTACAGTTTAACGACGATGGTTATGCTAATGCAACTGCTGGATTTACCTTTGACAAGACAACTAATGCCCTATCACTTGGTACAAGCACAGCAAACCACAGCATTCACTTTGCTGATAGTAACACATATTTAAGTGCATTTAATAATAACGTTATACTTTCAACTGGTAGTTCATATAATGGAGATGCAGGTCATCAGAATAGAATAGCTATAGGTCAGTATGCGGGCGACACTAATCAAAACTCTTACGCGATCGCTATTGGTTCAAATACCGGACAAATCGATCAGCGTTATGGCGCTGTCGCTATAGGTCAATTTGCGGGTTACGATCACCAGCACATCGATTCTGTCGCGATTGGTGCTAACTCCGGCGCTATTAATCAGCTATGGGACTCTGTAGCAATCGGCCGTAGTGCAGCTGAGCTAAATCAAGGAGCATATAGCATAGCTATGGGTCGCAGTGCTGGTGCTAATAGCCAGATGAACACTGCCGTGGCAATTGGTAACTATGCTGCTGCTAATACTCAGGGTGCAAACTCGGTAGCTATCGGTTCTTATGCCGGTAATGAAACCCAACAGCAGGATGCTGTTGCTATCGGTGCTAACGCAGGCGCCTTTGAACAGGGTGAGCGTTCAGTAGCGGTTGGTAAATTCTCTGGTAGTAATAATCAAGGCAGCGAGTCGGTTGCTGTAGGCTACGAGGCCGGACAATCTAATCAATCAAGTGACTCTGTTGCTGTTGGTACTCGTTCGGCTCTAGAGTCACAGGGCTCATACGGTGTCGCTGTTGGTGCTCATGCTGGTGAGATATATCAGGGTGACTCGGCTATCGCAGTTGGTCAGTCGGCAGGCAGATATAATCAGCAATCAAATTCAATTGCAATAGGTATTTTTGCCGGTGGTGAAGGTCAAGGATCTGGCTCGATATCGATCGGTGATTATACTTCTGAAGGTGTTGATTACGTATACTACAATCCAACATTCACTGTTGGATCTTCATCGTGGACCATCGACGTATCATCTGATGGCGGAGAGTTAGACTTTTTTGTTGCTATATATGTTAATAACAATGACAAGAAAGTCTATGTAACTGGACCGGGAGTTGCTCCTGGTACATATATTACCAGCGGATCCGCGGGAACATATACTGTAAATCAAGTTGCTTTAGATAACTCGAGCGGACAAATCTTAGTAACCTTCGGCGGACAAGGACAAAATGCCGTTGCTATTGGTACTGCAGCAGCTGACTCTTTCCAAGGATCTAATGCTGTAGCTATTGGTTATCATGCCGGTTATGCTAACCAAGAGACCGGTGCAGTATCTATGGGCGCAACTGCAGGATATTCAAATCAAGGATATAATTCGGTAGCTGTGGGTATTGGCTCAGGATATTCCAATCAAGGATATCAGGCTATAGCGATAGGTGATACCGCAGGTCATGCAAATCAAACATATCAAGCGATAGCTATGGGCTTCTTTGCCGGCGCCAACTCTCAGAGCGAGCGCGCTGTGGCTATTGGTTACTATGCTGGTGCAAATACACAGGGTATCAAGGCAGTTGCTGTTGGACGTTCCGCAGGTGAGGATAGACAAGGTCAAGATGCTGTTGCTATTGGTCATCGTGCAGGTCAAACAACTCAAGCTGTCGGTGCTATTGCTTTAGGCCGCTATGCCGGTGAGATAAATCAAGGTAATAACTCGATTGCTATCGGTTATCAGGCTGGTGTGACTAATCAAGTTAATAACTCTATTATCTTGAATGCTTCTGGATCAACTCTTGATGCGTCAGTTGCCGGTCTCTTTATTAATCCGATACGTAACGTTGCCGGTAGCAGCAATGGATCAAGCAACTTCTTGTTCTATGATACTGCTACAAAGGAAGTAAGCTATGCTGTCATGGAAAACCTGTCAGCTAATAGTACCTTAACTGTAGGTAACAGCAGCGTTAACACGGTCATCAATGCAACGTCTATCACGGTGCATGATATATACTCCAACGGCACCATCAACGCTACATCGTTTACAATTAATGGCAACTTAACAGCTAATAGCTTAGGCCTCTATCTAAATCAGAATGGCGTAGTTAATGCTGGTGCTACTACAGTAACTGGACTTACAGTTAACGGTGACTCAACTATCACCGGTAACCTGACGGTTCAAGGTACTCTAACTACAATTGATACTACTCAGGTAGCAATCGCTGACATCAACCTTAAGCTCGCGTCTAACAATGCAGCCGATGTTGTTGACTTTGGTTTCTATGGTCAGTATAAAGTAGATGCAACTACTTACTACTCAGGTATCTTCCGTGATCACACCATGGGTGATGCTACTAATGCTGTGTATCACCTCTACTCGACTACAACAGAACCGGGCATGACAGCCCCGTATGTAGTAGATGGTACTGCTGCAGGTTATCATCTATCAACTCTTATGTCTTACCTTGATACTGGTAAGGGATTTGTTGCTAATTCAACTACCGTTGCTCTTACTGCAAATGCATCGGTTAACGTAGCGATCACTGCTAATACTCTTCATCTTTCTAGTGCGCTTCCAGCCAACTCTGGTGGTACAGGTCTTGCTACTTACCTTGCAGGTGATATCGTGTATGCCTCTGGCACGTACGATGGTGGTGGTCAGACATCAACAACTCTAACTACTCTATCTGTTCCGATAGCAGCTGCTAACGATCAGATCCTAATGATTAAAAACAACATACCAGCGTACTCTGATACAATTGACGGTGGTACCTTCTAATTTCAACAGTGATAGGACTATTATATCATGGATTCAGAATTTGTAAACCTTTATATTGAAAAACTTTCGGCTAGAGTCGAGTTAATGACAAAGAACGAGATCATATATCAAGTTCAACTCGACCTAGCTAAGAAAGCCACAGCAGCCCTGGCGGCCGACAATGAGGACCTAAAGCAGCAGATAAATAAGCTAGAAGCCTCTTTAAATAAGAGGGCTTCAAAACCTACAAAAGAAGACTTTTAATCCTCGGTATATACCGGTTGATAGGAATGACATATGTCGCCACCGCCATCTAGTAAACTGAATATTATTATCAGAAGAACAGCCGTGTCGGGAAGAGTCCCCAACACGACAAATTCTGCTAATACTCAGTATATCAGTACCGGTGAGTTGGCGCTTAATCTAACAGATAATAAATTATTCTCATCAAATGGATCTGCAGCCTTCGAGGTTGGATCAAATCTCACCAGCCTAACAGTCAGCAATACTATATTCCTCGGTAACAGTACTGTCAACGCTACAGTAAACTCAAGCTCCATCTACATAGCTAATTCCACTGCTAATACACTAATCAAGCCAGGTAACGTAGCGATCTTTGGATCGATCTTACAGATCGGTAATAGTACAGTCAACAGTGTTATGACCAGTACTGCGATCGCAGTTAACGGTGACTATGTCACGACAAACAACTACGTACAAAATACTTTTATAAGTAACACAGCGGCTTATGAGGCGTTTGCACTATCTTCACAAGTAACTAGCTCTGTCGATGCTACTATCTCTAATACACTTAATGTAGCTAACACACTATATGTCAATACAACAGCTATAAGGATAGCTAATAACATTAGCTTATATGCTAATGGCGGCTTTGGTGAATCTGGAACATATCTAGCATCTAATGGTACTGGGTTATTCTGGGCATCGGCTATTGCTCCGAGTAGTCTTACAGTCGATAGTGTTACTGTTAGTAATGGTCAATTAACAGTTGGTAACTCTACAATAAACACTGTAGTAACTAATACTGGCATAAGTATTAATGGCTCTTATGGGTCTGCCGGACAAAAACTAACTTCAAACGGAACTGCTTCTTCGTGGGCAACTGTTTTTACTGCTAGTAGCACAGCACCTTCTAATGCTAACTATGGGGATGTCTGGTATTCTATATCAGATAGCAAGCCATATATGTGGGTATTTGATGGTACTAGTAGTTACTGGTTCGACTTTCTTCCACCGGCGTGAGGTATATGTAGATGTCATTTCCAATCCCAAGTGCTAATGGTGAAACATATACCATAAATGGATACACTTATCAGTGGAGTGAAAATCCAGGTATATGGAGAATTATATCAAAGTCATCAACTATCTCTAATGCTACTATTAATAATGCCACTATAAATGTGTCGTCATTTAATGGTACAGCCACGTTCAATGCTAATGTTTTTGTTAATAGTTCTATCATTACTGTTGGTAATAGTACAGTTAATGTAACTATTAATTCTACTGCATTTTCTGGTACTTCAAATAACTCATCTTATCTAAGTGGAAATAGTGTCTCTGACTTACGCACATATAGTGATAATAAAGC